CGAGGCGCACAGGTCAAGCTAGAGAGTTATGCCAGAACTATGGCAGAGACAGGTGTGAAGGCGCTGTTTAAAGGCATCTTGCATTTGGTTACTAAGTATGACCAGAAGCCACGCATTGTAAGATTGCGTAATAACTTTGTGCCTATTGACCCTAGAGAGTGGCACAGCGAGTTTGATGTAGTTGTTCAAGTAGGATTAGGTACTGCTGACGATGAACAGAAGATTGCCTTCCTAACCCAGATTGCACAGAAACAGGAACAAATCCTGATGCAGTTAGGTGCGGGCAATCCTGTTGTTAGCATGTCGCAGTATGTGAATACACTGCGTAGTATTGCCGAGATTGGTGGGTTCAAGGATGCCGACCAGTTCTTTAACAGCCCACAGCAGATACAGATGATGGAACAGCAACAGGCGCAACAGCCACAGCAGCAAGACCAAGCGGCTATGGCTGAGATGCAAGCTGAGATGGCCTTGAAGCGTGAACGCATGATGCTAGAAATCGAACTAGAACGTGAGAAGATGCAAGCTGAACTAGAACTGCGTAGACAAGAACTAGCGGCAGAAGCAGAACTAAGAACAATCAAAGCCGTCACTGACGCTGAGATTTCAACTAACTTACCGAGGTAGGAATGAACGAGGGTAAAGCAAGGGAGAACATAGAGAGGGGCGAGAAGGCCGCATCTCTATTAAGAAACGAAATTCTGACTGAGGCGTTTGAAACACTTGAGGCAGATTTTATACAGGCATGGAAACACAGTCCTGTGAACGATACACAGAACCGTGAACGCTTGTATATGTTGTGTCAGAACTTATCAGCAGTACAAGCTTACATCGAGAAGGTTGTCACTGACGGTAAGCTGGCTAAGTCGCAACTAGAAGAGTTGCAAAACCGTCAAAAATTTGAGAAAAGGATATAAGTAATGGCCAATAACTCACCTGAGACTGGCATTTCAATAAACCAAGCTATTGATAGCCTGTTAGCAACACCACCCGAAATGGACACGGAAAGCGAAGGGCGGCAGGAGGCAGAAGCCACAGAGATTGTGGAAGAAGCCCCAACACTCGAAGCAGAGGCCGATACACAGGAAGCCGAAGAGGTTGAATATGTAGAGGATGATGAAGAGGGTGAGTATGAAGCGGAAGCTGAGTACGAAGAGGAATTTGAACAGCAACCTGAATACTACACTGTCAAGGTAGATGGTGAAGAGTTACAGGTCACGCAAGACGAACTCCTTAACGGGTATCAGCGTCAGCAAGCATACACTAAGCGTAGTCAAGAACTCGCTGAACAACGTAAGGCGTTTGAACAGGAATCAGCGCAAGTTAGTCAGATGAGGGATGCTTACGCACAGCAACTTGAACAGTTGTCTCAACAGCTACAACAGGTCAACTCGCAAGCAGAACCTGATTGGGCTGAACTAGCAAAGCAACATTCTGCTGAAGAACTGATTGTTTATAAGGCGCAACTTGACCAACAAAAAGAATACGCACGGCAAGTTGAAGCTGAGAAGCAAAAGGTTCAGCAAGAACAGGCGCAAGAACAGCAAAAGCTAATGCAACAGCATTTAGCACAGCAACGTGAGGAAATGCTAAATCGCATTCCTACATGGCAAGATGAGGATACTCGCAACCGTGAACGTCTTGAGGTAATCAAGTACGCACAGCGCAGAGGGTACTCAGAAGAAGAGTTAGCAAATGCGTCAGACGCAAGGGCTATCGAAATCTTGCACAAGGCTTGGCAGTGGGACAATCTTCAGCAGAAGAAACCCGATGCAAAAAAGAAAGTCAGAAAAGCGCCAAAGATGGCTAGGGCTGGTCAACCAAAGACAAAGAAGCAAGTTGCAAGTCGTCAACGACAGCAAGCAATGGGCAGACTGAACAAGGAACGGACTGTTGATGCGGCTGTTGATTTCTTAATGGGTAGATAATTAACAGGAGAACCTTATGTCTACATTCACCACACAAACAGCTGTCGGAGAACGCGAACAGCTAGCAGATGTGATTTATCGCATCGACCCAGACGAAACACCAATCTTCTCTGCACTGAAGAAAGAAACCTCAAACGGTATCTTCACTGAGTGGCAGGTTCAGGAATTGGCAAGTGCGTCAAATTCAAACTTTGCAACAGAAGGTGCAGATGCCTCGATTGTAGCGCCTACGAGTACGGTTCGTCTTGGGAACTACCATCAGATTTCAGTGAAAGCTGTGGCAGTGTCAAAGACACTTGATTCAGTTGACAAAGCTGGCCGTGACCGTGAGACACAGTACCAGAAGGTATTGAAATCATTGGAACTTCGCAGGGACATTGAAAAGTCAATCGGTGACACAGACCAAGCACAATCTGGTTCTGACCCTCGTAAGTCAGCATCACTAACCACTTGGATTACAAATGGTTCACTTGGTGGTGGCGGTACTTTCTCAGCAGGTACTGGTACTGGTGTTGTTGGTGCAGGTACAGACCGTGCATTGACACTGGCACTGATTGAGGACGGCATGCAGGATGCATGGACAGACGGTGGTAATCCACGCCTTATGATTGCATCAGCTACAAACCGTGCAAACTTCTCAGACCTGTCAGCTTCTGGCAATCTGGTGTCGAATGATGTGAACATGACTGCGGCTAAAGAAGTGGCATATGTCGGCTCAACCTCAGTATTTCTCACGGATTTCGGAACTTTGGATGTCGCGCCCTCAAGATTCCTTGGTAATGACCGCATCTTCTTGATTGACCCAGACTTTGCTTCACTGTGTACACTTAACGGTAGAAATTTCTCAGAAAACGAAATTGCACCAACAGGTGACGCAGAGAAGTTCCAACTGGTGACTGAATGGAGTTTAAAGGTTTTAGCCCCGAAAGCGCATTCAATGATTCTTGATTTGGATGGTTCTTAATCAGAATAACATTGAGGGGGCGGGAAACCGCCCCTTCACCTATCGGAGTGAAACATGAAGAGATTACTGAAGGTAGACCCGAAAACTGGTGAAGAGATGTATATGCACCAGAACCAAGACGGTACTACCAGCATTGAGAAGAAGCAGAACTTTGCAGGTCTGATGGAACTCAATAAGCAGATGAACAATGACTGGCAGTATGGCAATATGCGAGGCACACAGCGTCACATGGCGCATGTAGCGGAAATTCCAAATACAGTGTATAATGAACTTGTTGCAAAGTTTGGCAAGCCAGCAGACAACCCTACTGCTTGGAAGAAGTGGCTGAATGATGGCGAGAATAGGGCATTTAGAACTGGTGGCGGTTATCTATGAGTATCGGAAGCTATAACGACCTAAAGACATCAATCGCCAACTTCTTGGCACGAGATGACCTGACAAATCAGATACCTGATTTCATCACGCTTGCTGAAGCGAGGATGTCGAGAGAACTTGAAACACGAGAACAAGAAAAGAGGGCTACGGCTACTCTAACAGCAGGCGATGAGTATATTGCGCTGCCTACTGATTTGCGTGAAGTCAGGGAAGTTAAGCTGAACACTAGCCCAACTAAGGTACTTAGTTATTTCAGCCCCACAGGGCTTGATACGCAATATTCTAGTAATGGACAGGGTAAGCCTGAAGGTTACAGCGTAGTGGGCTTAGAAATGAAACTACGCCCTATTCCAGATAGCGCATACACTGCTGAGATTGTGTATATTGGTTCACTGCCATCACTTAGCACCTCAAGCACAACTACACTGTTCTTGAGAAGCCCTGACCTGTATTTATACGGTAGCTTGGCAGAGGCTTACAGCTACTTATTAGATGAGGCTAGGGCTAATCAATATGATGCTAAGTTTACACGCATATTAGAGGAAATAAAGGTGGATGAACAGAGAAGCCATTACGGTACAGGTTCTCTGCAAATCAAATCAGCTTACTCACGACAAAATTCAATAGCGGAGACTTAATATGTCAGCAATGAGTGATTACCTTGAGAACAAGGTACTAGACCACATCTTAGGTACAACAGCCTACACAATGCCAACAACAGTTTATGTGGGCTTGTCCACAGCTTCATTTGCTGATGACAATAGCGGCACAGAACTTACAGGCAATGGTTATGCCAGAGTGAGTGCAACATTTAGTGCGGCATCTGGTGGTACTACATCAAACAGCGCTGGCATTGAGTTTTCTGCCGCTACTGGTTCATGGGGTAGCGTGTCGCATTTCGGTGTGTTCGATGCTTCATCAGGTGGCAACTTACTTATTCACGGTGCATTTACAACCGCTAAGACAGTGGCATCAGGTGACATTCTGAAGATAGCAACAGGTGACTTAGACGTTACTGCCGCATAGGTGATAAATGGCTACCCTTAAAGAACTAGATAATTGGGGGGTGATGGACGCACTGGACACCTATGGGGTGTTAGACCAGTTAGACAACCTCACCCTTCACACTGCTAGTTCATCTGTAAACTTAGCTGTAACAACCCTCACAGAATTGCAGAGGGTTTTGCACTTTGCGGGTTCTATAACAGGCGCTGGTAGTGTAACGGCTGTTATAACCAACATCAGACAAGTTGGTAGTTCTGTTAATCTGGCTGTGACTGTTACAAGTGATGGTACACTTGTCAGGCAAGTTAGTGCGGCTGTCAATACTAGCGTAAGCGCTACAGCCATTGCTAACTTTGTGTTGGCGGCAGAGGCTTCCGCAGATATTGAGATTACTGCATCATCTGATAATGGTGTGACGTTTGTTGTTTCTAGTGTTGCGGATATAGAAATGACAACGGATGTGATTGCCAAGATACTTGGTGAGGATTGGACTGACCAAGTTACTGGCACAGAGACATGGACAAATCAGGCCGTAGGTTCTGAGATATGGACAATACAACCATCAGACAATGAAGGGTGGCTAGTACAGTGATTACTTTGGGCGAATGGCTACCAGACCAGCCAGACACAAATAACACCGTTGTGACCGCTGAGAACTGCATACCAGCAGCACAGGGCTATCGTTCTATGAACAGCTTTGAGGCTTACTCAGAAGAAGCTGACAGTAAGATATTGGGCATCTTTGCGGCAAAGGATGCGGCAGATAATACCAAACTGTTTGCGGGTGATGCGGGTAAACTGTACTTGCACAACACATCTACAAACGCACTGGATGATGTGAGTAAGTCTGGCACACCAGCATATGATTTGACAGACGATGAACGGTGGCGTTTTGTTCAGTTTGGTGACACTGTTATTGTAGCTGGTGGCACTGGTGAGGAACTGCAAAAGTTTCAGGTTGGTACTGATAGCGCATTTAGCAATTTAGCTGGTTCACCCCCGAAGGCAGAACACATTGCAGTGGTGCGTGATTTCGTATGGGTGGGCAACATTGATGAGGGTTCAGGCCGTGTGCCGTTCCGTGTGCGTTGGTCAGCCTTTAACGACATTGATAGTTGGACATCTGGCACAGACCAATCAGACTTTCAGGACATCCCAGATAGTGGCAAGGTTCAAGGATTAGTTGGTGGTGAATACTGTACTATTCTGATGGAACGTGCGATTTACAGGGCAACATATACTGGCCTGCCGTTAGTGTTTCAGTTCGACAAGGTTGAATCTGAAAGAGGTTGTGCGTTTTCAGGTTCTATATGCAACATTGGTTCATTGGTGTTTTACTGTTCTGATGATGGGTTTTATGCGTTTGATGGCACACGTTCTACGCCTATCGGTTCTGAAAAGGTGAACGACTTTTTCTTGGCTGACTTTGATAGTAACTACGCTGGCCGCATGACATCATCTGTTGACCCGCTAAGAGAAGTAGCAATGTGGTCATACACATCTGTGAACAGTCCATCTGGTCAGCCTGATAAGATACTCATCTATAACTATGTGCTGAACCGTTGGTCTATTGCCAATGTAGAGGCAGACTTGTTAGCGCCATTCTTTAGTGCTGGTTACAACGTGGATGGACTTACAAGCATCCAGACATTAGTGGATAATCTTCCGCAGACTGTTGATAGTCGTTTTTTCAAGGGTGGTCAGTATTTCTTTGGCGGTGCGCTAGACGATAAAATTTACGCATTTAATGGCGACCCTATGGATGCAACTATTGTGACAGGTGAGTTGCCTATATCCAAGGGCAAGCACAGTATTGTTACTAGGGTGTATCCGTATTATGAGGGTGGCAGTGTAACGGTACAGGTTGGCACTAGGAACACCACAAACACGGCTGTTAGCTTTAGTGCGGCATCATCTGAGAATGTAGATGGGTTCTGCCCTGTGAGGGCGCAAGGGCGTTACCACAGGGTACAATTAAACCTGACAAACAGGTGGAGTACAGCGCAGGGTATTGACTTTGACGGTAGAGAGATAGGGCGTAGATAATGGGGCTAAACACTAACTTCAGAATACTAAACCCTATTCTAGCAACCACAAGAGAGATTGCAGAGGTTCTTAACCTGACTGTTGGTGGTAAGCTGAACTGTGTCGGCACAGTTACGTTGGTATCTGGTGGCACTGATGTAACGGTAACAGACCACAGGGCGAGTAAGGATAGCGTGATACTGCTTGAGCCTCACAGCACAAACTATTATGACCATGAACCTTACATCAAGACAAAGAACAACGGTTCATTTGTTATAGGCCAGAAGAACAACGGTCACAGCACGGATATTGGCTATGTCATCATTGGATGAGTGGGATAGGTGCAAGGGTTACATTGAGGACGCATTAGAGTACGCAGACCACAGCCACACGATAGATGATGTGAGGCAAGCAATAGAAGATAAATATGCAGTATTTTTTCCGTTGGAGAAATCTGCTATAGTGGTGGAGATAGTCAAGTACCCTAGAAGAAAAAGTTGCCGTATTTGGTTAGCTGGTGGAGATTTAGAAGAACTGATGGTTGCCGAGAAGGTGGTAGCTAATTGGGCAAAGAAGCAGGGCTGTGATGGCATGGAAATAATTGGCAGACACGGTTGGAAAAAGAAACTGGTTGATTACAGAAGTGTGGCAACAGTATTAGCGAAGGATATATAAGATGGGTAAAGGTGGCGGTTCAAAACAGCAAGTCACTACAACGCAGAGTGACATTTCAAAAGAGTTAAGGCCATACAGAGAAGAGATACTTGGTGCGGCACAGGACTTGTTCAGAGGTGGTTACACGCCATATCAGTCTACCTATGTAGCCCCTACACAGGAAACTCTTGGTGCGCTTAGTGGTATGCAACAGCAAGCGGGGTTATCTGCCCCGATGTTCCAGACGCAACGTGACGTTCTGATGCAAAACCTGACTGGCACTAACCCGCTTTTTCAGCAAGCGTTAAAACCGACTATTGAAGCGGCTATGCAACCAGCCATGTCTACTGGAAGATATGGTTCTGGATATGCACAAAGGGGCGTAGCAGAGGCGGTAGCGCCTCTTATTTATAGCGCACAGCAAGAGGCTATGGGGCAAGTTCCTAGCGTGTATCAGTCTGGCATGTCACCGTTTCTGACAATGGCGCAAGTGGGTGCAGCTAGGGAACAGATTGAACAGGAACGCCTAGCAGAAGAGGCTATGGAAGCGCAGTATCCTTACTTAGCACAGCGTGGTCTGCTGTCAGATTATGCTAGCTTATTTGGCGCTGTTCCTATGGGGCAAACTGGTCAGAACATTACACCTATCAGCAAGCCTAGCCCACTTGGTCAGATTGCGGGTATTGGTTTGCAAGGTTTAGGCATGGTTGCTGGTGCGCCAACAGGGGGAATAATGGAACAAATTATTGCAAAACAATTACCATTTCTTTTAAAATAGTGGGGAGGCTAGCATGTCACAAATAGGTATCTTACCATTTCTAAACATTGACCCCATTGCGGCTTTTCAAAGGGCTGACCGTCCAGTTCAGGCTGGGTTGCCAGCAAAATCGTATGTGACCACACCTTCTGGCGCAAGGGGTACGCCACCTATGGCTATTAAACCGCCAGCACCTATAAGCCGTTTAGATTACGGTTTAGGCAAGGCGGCTATGATGACACCCCCTACTGGTGGATTAGTCCCGCTTCCATCAACAGCAAAAGACCCATCAATGCTTCAGAGGCTACAGGCTGATAAGCCATTTGCGGTTGGGCTAACTGCGGCAGGTCAAGCTTTATCAGAGGCATCTGGGTACACAGCACAACCTAAAGATACCCTCAGCATGATTAATCAAGCTATGGCGGCTTTTAATCAAGCACAGCAAAAACGTGCTATGTTTGAGGCACAGCAAGCCATGAAGGAAAAGGAAAGGCAACAAAATTTGGCTTTGGAGTATGCAAAGTTAGGTAAGCCTTCCGATTTCATGCAGAGAGTAAGGGCGGCTGGGTATGACCCTGAGACTCCCGAAGGGCAACAATTTATCAGAGAGGTGCTAACTAAGTCTGATACTGTTTTTATGGGTGGTGATAAGCAAAAAGAAGAGGCTTATAAAGCGGCTTTAGCGACCAGAAAAACCATGCAACAACAAGTGGATAAGGATAGGGAGTTAGGTGTAAGGCTAGAGACTGCCATAGACCTTCTTAAAGGTGGTGCGGAGACTGGCAGAGTTAGTGCCGCTATGCTTCCTCTTAAACAGTTAGCCGCAGAAGCTGGCCTGTTGGGTGATGAAGAGTTACAAAATTTGACCAATCAAGAGATAATAGACAGCGTTGCTTCTTTCTTAGTGCCTAGAATGAGGGTTGTAGGTTCTGGTTCATCTTCTGATAGAGATATGGATTTCTTCTCTAAGTCTACGATTAGAATGGCTAACACACCAGAAGCTAACCTTTTGATTGCCTCAATGCAAAAGCAAGTAATGGATTACAACAAAAAGAGACTTAGCTTGTTTGAAAACTATGTAAAAAAACAAGGTGATGACTTTGGGTTTGCTGACTTTGCAGACGAAAAAATGGGCAGATTATATCAAAAACCTGCAACAGATAAAGAATTTACAAAACTTGTAGATGACGGAAAAATCAAAGAAGGCGATGTGTTCTTTAACGCAGACCCAGAAGTCATGGAATTTGATATACTTACAAGGGAAATGATGTAATGGCGACCTTACCAAAGACAAAGAAATATACGCCAAAAGTTGAAAGAACTCAGCTAGACATTTTCACAGATATTGGCAGGGCTGCTGCACAAGGTCTGACCTTGGGTTTTAGCGATGAAATTGAGGCTGGTCTAAGGGCGGCTTATGGTGACAGACCTTATTCTGAAATAGTGAAAGAAATCAGAAAAGACATAGAAAGCTTTAGAGAAACAGCACCGTTAGCGGCATATGGCGCTGAGATAGCAGCTTCCATGATTACTGGCGGGGTTGGCGCAAGTAGGGCTATTGGTACTGCTGTTGGCAAAGAAGCTATAAAACGTGCGGCTGGTGCTGGGGCTGTAGAAGGTGGTCTTTATGGTATAGGAACAGGTGAAACTACTGCTGGGCGAATAGGTGGTGGCACTGTTGGCGTTGTTGGTGGCGGCTTAACGGCTGGTCTAGGGCAGAGATACATGCCTACATTGCAAAAAGGCGCTGAATCCATGTTGGGTAGAGGCTACCCACTTACAGCAGGTCAGGCATATGGCGGCAAGATAGGTTCTATAGAACAGAAAATATCAACGCCTTTCTTGCAAGAAAGCATACAAGAAGCCAGACGCAGACCCCAGCAGATGTTTGTGCGTGAAACTATTGACGAAGCAATGAAGCCTCTGGGCATCAAAGTTCCAGAAGGTTTCACAGGCGAGACTGCTGTTGATTTTGCTGAAGATGCTATCGGAGAGGCTTATGACGCTGTAGTGCCAAAAGCTAAATTTAACGCAATTAAGCCTAATGCAAAGATTGAAGAAATACTCAATAAGGCAGTTTCCGACAAAGTTTTTGACGCAACTGACTTAAAGGCTTTCCGCAAAAAACTTAACGAAAGTTACTTCAGGTTTATGAGAAACCCTGATGCAGGGGGCGAAGCCTTTAAAACCGCAGAGAGTAAATTGTCTGGGCAGATAAAATCTTCCATCATAAAGGGAGATGAAACAGAATTGCGAGTATTTCGAGAGATACAGGAAGCAATAAGGGATGAGTTTGCCAAACAAAACCCTGATTTACCAGACTTACAAGCCGCTAACAAGGCGTACAGAAACATGCGACCTATTGTTAAGTTGTCGGACGCAAGAGTTTCTTCTGGCGGTGAGTTTACACCTGCGGCACTTGTTAGGGCTGAAACGAGGGGCAGACCGAGAACTTCACCAGAGGTTATCAGGGCAAGAGAAGCAAGAGATATTTTAGGCCAAACAGTCCCAGATAGCGGCACTGCTGGAAGGATTGCGCTAGGAGAAATGAGTCCATTTACTGCATATACACCAAAAAGGTTAATGGGTTTGGCGGGAACTTTGGCTGGTTCTGCTTTATACGAGTTCCCAAAGCTAGGCAGAGGTGCGGCAAAGCTACCTGCTTATGCAGGTATAACACTAGCCCCTACAGTCGGTGCTAGCACCTCATCAGCCATAGGAACAGCAGGTGGGTTGTTGATACCTGAATTACAGGCCGAAGAAATACCTTACATCGGAATGGGCGGTGAACAGCGTATGGTTCAAAACCCTTCCCTACTAGGAGAATAACATGCCATTAGATAAGCTAAATCAATACTCGAAAACTGCGGCCTCAAACACGGATGTGGGTGGGGTTGACTTGGGTGAAGGCACAATGGCGGTTAGCGACATTAACGATGCCATGAGAGAACTACTTTCACATTTGGCTGAGTTTCAGGACGGAACTGCTGGCATTGATGTATTAGCGTTGACAGACGACACAGACACAAACCAGATTAAGCTACAAGCACCGACATCTGTGACAGCTACCACCACATTCACGCTACCTGATGGCGATGGTTCTAACGGTAACGTATTGCAGACAGATGGTTCTGGCACACTAAGCTGGGGTGACGGTACACCATCTGGTGTTGTTTCTGCCTATGCTGGTTCATCAGCGCCTAGCGGTTGGTTGCTGTGTTACGGTCAGGCGATTAGCCGTACAACCTACGCTGACTTGTTCACGGCTATTGGCACTACATACGGTTCTGGTGACGGTTCTACCACCTTCAACCTACCAGACCTGAGAGGCCGTGTAGTAGCTGGTCAGGACGACATGGGCGGGTCATCAGCTAACAGGCTTACAAATCAGTCTGGCGGTTTGAACGGTGATACGCTGGGTGCTACAGGCGGTTCTGAGACACACACGCTTACAACTGCACAGATACCTGCACATACTCACTATAATGATTTTAGTGGTGGCTTTAATGGTATTACTGGTTCAGGTGGTAGCCCTGGATATATTTCTTCTACTCAAGGCAGACAGTCTGGTTCAACAGGTGGCGGTCAGGCACACAACAACATACAGCCTACCATCATCCTGAACTACATCATTAAGGAGTAGTTATGGCTACCAAAATATCACAGTACGATGCTAACCCAGCCAATAACACAGACCTTGATGGCATCGACTTGTCAGAAAATGTTATGGTTCCTTCAGATGTAAATGATGCATTGCGTATGCTGATGGCGCATTTAAAGGACATGGATGCTGGCACTGAGGCGCTGACAGCACTGCAAGTAACTGGTACAGTAACGGCAAACGCATTTAGTGGTGATGGTGCTAACCTGACAAACGTGCCAGACACAGGTGATGGCGGCATAGCAATGGCAATAGCGTTAGGATAAAGACATGGCAAACGCATTTAAGACGAAAACATTTGATGGGAGTAGCACTGCGGCTAGCACTGCCATGACTATCTACACTTGTCCAGCAAGCACTGAGACTACCATTATTGGCATGACCATCTCGAACATCACGACAAGTCAGATACTGGTGGACATTACCTTCGAGAACAGTGACGGTGACAACGTGTACATCCTGAAGGAAACGCCAATCCCTGTGGGCGGTGGTCTTGTTCCTATCGGTGGCGACCAGAAAATTGTTATGGAAGCCAGTGACGTTATTAAGGTAACTAGCGACACAGCCAATAGTGCTGATACGGTATTGAGTATTCTGGAGATAACCTGATGGGATACATAGGCATTCAACCAGCAGGGATTACATCTGCGGCTAATGTGGAAAGCACTGGCACTGTAGAGATTACAGGCAATGTGCCTATCTATGAAAACACGCAGACTGTGAACGAAGATTATACAATCACAAATAGCCGTAACGCTATGTCGGCAGGGGCAATCACCATAGCAAGTGGTGTGACTGTTACTGTTGGCACTGGCGAGACTTGGACGATAGTGTAATGAGTACGTTAAAAGCAGATACACTGGTAGCGGCAGATGGCACTAGCCCTGTCACGCTGACTAAGCAGAGTGCGGCAAAGGCATGGTGTGATTTAATTTTTAGTCACGATAGTTATAATGACAGTTTTGGATTTTCAAGTTTAACTGACAATGGAACTGGTGACGGAACAGGGGCATTTACTTCAGCATTTGCAAACAATGATTATGCCCCTGCTTGTTCTATGAAAAGTGGGGGTGCAACAAATCGTAATGCTATTGTTAATGTTGTCACAACGACAACAATACAAATGATAACAGGGCTTACAGCCTCAAACAGCAAGCAAGATTACAATTCTGCTTACATACTTTGCGGGGACTTAGCATGAGTGAGATTATCACAGACAAACTCACTGGTCGTGCTACTGCTGGCGATGTGACGATTACCTCTGAGGGCGGTTCTGTTACGATGCAACTGCAACAGGGGTTGTCTAAGGCTTGGAACACCACAAGTTCTGATGGCACAACCATATATGACAGTTTAAATATAAGTTCACTTAGTGATGTTGATACTGGACGGCAAGACCATAATGTAAGTAATAATTTTGTTTCTTCCAATATCGTCCCTACATTCAGTATTTCGGATAATTACAACCAGCAGTGGACATCAGGTTTGGCAACAAGTATGTGGAGAACAAATAATTTCAGTGGTTCTGTTTATCAAGATACCCAAATTAGAACCGTGTGTTTAGGAGACTTAGCATAATGGCTGGCAAGATTATAGCAGATACGCTGGAACACAGCACCGCAGGGTCACTGACTACGGACTATGTTGTTAATGGTAGTGCGAAGGCGTGGGTTAATTTTAATGGTACTGGAACTATTGCAACTCGTGATTCGCTGAACGTGAGTGGGTTGGTAGACAATGGGACAGGTGATTATTCTCAGTCTATGACAAGTGGAATGAACACGGATGTATACACGCTTGGATTAGGGGGAGGTAATGGGCGAACTTCTGGAGTTGGTGTTTTGTTTGGTGGTTTTGCGGCTACCCCACAAACTTCAACTACGTTTAGGTTTCTAACTTTTCAACAAAGCCCAATAGCACACGACCCAGTAGACGTAACAACGGTTATTCACGGAGACTTAGCATAATGAACACACCTGATTTCAAAGGCACACATCTCTGGGACAGGCTATGCTGGGCAAAGGAAAACCTTGAACCGTACCAGTCTGACTACCGTGT